GTATTGCCTTACAAGGTAAGGGAATAGCTAGACTGGGCATCAAATGCGGTCTGGTCACTGGTTCCGGCAACCTACAAGAAATATTCGAAAAATAGAGGACGGCGTAATGAGCGACACTCAAAGTGGTACAATGTTACCATACAACTACCAGGAGTCGGCTAGTGGCATCACGCGATCCGGGCTTTACAAGTACCCGAATCCGTTTTGCGACATCGCTTCTGAGTACGTACCGCGGGATCTCAATACCATTTTTGAATGGTGTGAGTACCTGTTCCTTACCATGGGGACCTACCGGGCGGCGGCACAGCGTGTTGTACGTTACTTCCTGACTGATATCGTGCTTGAAGGTGAGACCGACGATGAGCAGGAGAAGTACGAGGATTTCCTCAACAATCAGCTGCACATTATGCAGGAACTGGCTGAGATCGGTGATGATTACATGGTGTATGGCCAGTGCTTCATCAGTCTCTACTTCCCGTTTGATCGCTTCCTGATCTGTCCGAAGTGCGGGATGCAGTATCATTTTGATACCATCGAGTATCGTTTTGACAAGAGCACCGGTGATTTTGAGTGCGACTGCAAGAAGTGCGGTAACGTCAAGGTCAAGATGCTTCGTGAGGATCGACGTAGCCCGGACCGTAGTAGGGTGCGGATCATTCGGTGGAGCCCTAAGGACATCCGCCTCAGATTCCATCCGATCAGCGGTGAGCTAGAGTACTACCTGCGTCTTGACCCCAAGTTCGTCAATAAGCTGCTTGATGGTAATCACTTCTACCTACGCAGCACGCCTTGGTCTATGGTTAAGGCTTGTCTGGAGTCTGACCATGAGAAGGCTCAGTACCTCTACCTCTTTGGTCCTAAGGCCATCTATCACATGCACGCTGAGACGCTGGCCGGCCTGCCCATTAAGGGTTGGGCTATCCCGCCTATCATGCCGAACTTCAAGCTGGCCTACTACATCCAGCTGCTTCGACGTTATGACGAGGCCATCGCTTTGGATTTCATTGTGCCGTTTCGTATTCTGTATCCGGAGCAGTCAGGCCCACAGGGCCAGGACCCGCTGTCGACAATGAGCATGAGCAATTTCGTGTCGCACATGAACCGGATGGTTGAGTCTAAGCGCCGGCACATCACGGACATCCAGGTAGCCCCGTTCAAGATTGGGTATGAGCTACTCGGTGGTGAGGCACAGTCATTGTCGCCTAAGGACAATATCGCATTGGCTATCGATGAGATGCTGAATGCTATCGGGTTCCCGGCTGAGCTGTACAAGGGCTCTCTGAGTATCCAGGCATTCCCGGTGGCCTTGCGCTTGTTCGAGAAGAGTTGGGGTAATCTGGTAGACGGATTCAACGATCTATTGTCCTGGTTGCTTGAGAAGATGGCACATCACTTTATGTGGGGGGAAGTCAAAGGTAGTCTGCGAAGCGTTACACTGGCTGATGACATCGAGCGCAAGGCGTTGGCATTGCAGGCAGCTGCGGGTATGGATGTATCCAAGCAGACTGCGTACCGGCCGCTGGGTATCGATTACCTGGAAGAGCAGCGTCGTGTTGTGGACGAGCAGGAAGCCATTCAGCAGCTTCAGCAAGAGGCTATGGAGCGCCAAGAGGTACAACAGGGCGAAGGTGGTGGTGGAGGCGCTGGCGGAGGCGGTATGGCTCCAGGCGGCGAAGCAGGTGCTACACCGGGTGACGTGTACGAACAGGGTAAGCAAATGGCTGAACAGCTGTTGCTACAGACACCCGACACTGCACGTCGTGGTGAGTTGATCAAGATCAAGCACAGCAACCCCACGCTACACGCTATCGTGATCCAAGAGATGGATCAGATGCGTAATGACATGGCCAGTCAGGGTCAGCAGATGATCATGGATCAAGCGAAAACAGCTGAGTCTGAGGCTGCTTGGGAGAAGGCTAGGAATACGCCGAGTCCTTATGCACTCGGGCTCTTGATATCTGATCAGCTATTGGATTATAATAGGGGCGATCTGAGGAAGATGGCCATGGACATTAAGCACAATGTAAAGTATGCTGATAAGGCTTTTCATTGGATATACGAGAGAATAAGGGGATGGAAATGAATACAGAGTATCAACAGGGTTTCATAGACAGGTGTAACGCACGTGGTGTGGATCCGGAGCTGGTAATGAAATCAGCTGGGATGTTTACCCAAGGGGTGCAAGGTTTACAACAGGCAGTGCCCGCTGCATCTAAGCCTACTTTACCGGGTATGACCGGATCTGGTGGCGTCCCTACGACTATGCCGAGTATATCTGGTATGACCGGATCTGGTGGCGTCCCTACGACTATGCCTGGTGTGCCCGGTATGGCCGGTGTGGCCGGTATGGCCGGTATGGCCGGACCTGATGGCGTCCCTACGACTATGCCTGGTGGTGCGGCGCTCAAGCCTAAGCTCGGTGCTGCATTGTCCTTGATTGTTGAGAAGCAGGCTGCTACAGATCGTTTGAAAGACACGGTAGGTAATATAAGCGGCGTGGCTGGTGGTCTCGCAGGAGCTGGTATGGGTAACACGGTAGGCGTTATGGGTGGTTTACCCCTAGCTATGTCTCGTATGGGTAGGGGCAGTCCAATGAAAGCAGTGGCGCTAGCCGGACTACTTGGTACCGCAATAGGCGGCGTAGGTGGCGCACTGGGTGGACGAGCAATAGGTCGTGCAGTTGTACCCAAACCAGAACCAACGTTACTTGATAAGTTGAAAAGTATGATACAGTCCACAGGGACTCGGATACAAGATTCATTACCTGAGAGGTAAGATCATGACAGAAGATACAAGCGTTAATACTGAGTTTGACATTGAGTTACCAGATGACATTCCGTTACCTACAGAGGCAGTGGACAAAACCATCAAGGATACCTTTGATGGTGCGTTCAACTTCTGCTTTGTTGGTTCTGGTCAGGGGGGCGGCCGTTTGGCTCAGACCTTCTACGAGACTGGGTACCAGCGAGTATGTGCAGTTAATACATCTGACCAGGACATGCGGTCGCTGACATTACCCAAAGTCAACCAGTACATCATGGGTGGCGGGGGCGCTGGCAAGCAGCCGGAAGTGGCCGACCACGTATTTCGACAGCACCGCGAAGACGTACTTGATCTCATGCGCCGTAGCTTTGGTCCTGAGTTTGACCGGATCTTTGTTTGTGTCGGTGCAGGTGGCGGTACAGGCGCAGGTACAGCAGTACCCCTGGTTTACACGGCCAAGGAATTGCAGGCTGTCACTCGGATGGACGACAACCCGGTAGGCGTCATCGTGGCGTTACCTCAGAACTCTGAAGGCCGCCGAGTATGTGCTAATGCACATAGCGTACTACGAGACATGCTTCAGCTGGTGAACGATGGTGTGGTGAGTCCGCTCATCATATTGGACAACGATCGTATCCGGACCATTTATCCGGGGCTGGCTGTTGATCCGTTCTGGAACACTGCCAACCGGAGCATCGTATCTATCTTCCACCTGTTTAACGTGACGTCGTCCAAGCCGAGCAGCTACACGTCGTTTGACCCGACAGACTTCAAGACGATCCTAGATTCTGGGACCATTGTCTTTGGAGCCACGCCGGTCAAGGACTGGAGCGACTCTACGGCCATCAGCTACGCCATCCGTGACAACCTGAAGAAGAACATGCTGGCCGGCGGTATTGACCTGGCCACAGGTAAGATCGCAGGGGCTATCGTCATTGGCGGTAAAGAGGTACTGGCTCAGGTACCGCACGAGACACTGGATCACGGCTTTGATCAGCTGACGCGCATCCTGGCACCCCGCAACGTGGTACATCGCGGTATCTACAGCGGTAACAAGCCTACCCTGGCGGTTTACACCATCATTGGTGGTCTGGGTAAGCCTATTGAGCGCATCGCTGAACTGTCTCAGCTGGGTGGCTCCGATGTCAAACGCAAGAGTGCGACGGACTTCAACTACTGGAACCGCAGTTAGGAGTAGGCTATGCTTATTATGCGCGGAGCTAATCCGGCAGGTAATGTGTTACATGTCATCTTTGGACCCGAGACCGAGTTGTTCACTGATGTGCATGGGGCTAAGGTGTGTGACATCTCATCTATCCTCGTCAAGATGGATAGTAATCAGCCTGTCTTCTTGTCATTGACACGGTGTAAGAGTGAGGCTTTCACAGCAGCTACATTGAAAGGCACCGGTGTAGACTTTGTCAACTCGTTCTCAGGCGCAGCAGTATGCGCTGAGCCTAAGGACCCGGTGCTGGCTGGTAAGGAAACACATGGGTGTGCCGTACCAAGCCCTAAGGATCAGACGGCCACTGGGTACGTGCAGGACGGCCCGGTGAGTAGCATTAATGTAGAGATGCCCAGGGGGCGGTGTACGTACTGTGGTAGTCCTGATGTACCGCTGGTGCCTATACAGAATATGGCCATCTGTCTGGGTTGCACGCAGATTGAATTGGGCAGGTTGCAGACGCGGGAGGCGCAGGATCTCGACGAGATGGCTGGCTAGGGAAATACGATGGCATATCATTCTGAATACTCTGGGCTTCTCAAGATCGCTAAGTTTGGGCGAGAGGATATAATGGGAGCCGTGGCCCGGGGCTGGTGTCATGATCAGAATTCGCATAAGATTATGGATGTGGACCTTGCTGTCGCCATTTCAGATGAAGTGGAGGATCAAGTGAACAAATACGCTGGACTGAGTCGGGTGACACAGACTAAGGAAGCTGGTATCGGTAAGACACTCCTTAACGAGGGCAGTTACCTCATACCAGGTGTTGGTACAGCACGCATGGGCTATGATGGAGTTAAGGGCGTCGGTAAGGGTGTCGGTAGCTTGTTTCGTGGTCAGGGGCTACGCGGCTTAGGTCAGATCGGCGGTGGCTTGGCTAACGGGGCATTTGCACTTGCGTCGCTGGTGCCAGGTGGCGCTTTACTAGGACGGCTAGCCCGAGGTGTTCGGTTGGCTGGACGTGCCGGGAAGGGTGCACGGCTAGCTAGGGCAGCGGGTCGGACCGGACGTGTCATGTCACGTATGCCAGGTGCTAAGCGGTTAGCTGCACGCGTGGGCGAGAAGGGGCTCAGCGGCGCTACACGCATAGCCAGTCAGGCCAGACGTGTAGGACGTAGGTCTGGTGGCTGGAAGGGCATGGGTGGCGCCATGGTCGCTGGTGTTGGTGCAGGTATGCTGGAAGGTGCGGGTGCACCCGTGAGTATGGCTCAACAGGCGGCCCGGGCCGCGGCTACACGACCTAACAAATACCAAGGACTGCGTCGTGTAGCAGGCATGCGCCCGAGCACAGTACCGTTTGGCGCCATGCCAGGATTTAGGACGATATGAAGAAACGCGCACAATACTCTTCAGCGATCTATAACCCGCAGGTAGCGGGTAAGACATTGCAGGATCTGTACATGGCGATACAGGCTGATGCTGGTCTGTCCGGATCCAAGAAGATGCAGCTGGTGAGCCAGATTCAGGGTATGACTGGGTTCGCAGGCGCAGGTACTCCACTTTCGGCCTTGATGCTGCGTGGGCTCGGTGGTACTATCGGTTGGTTGATTGGTAAATACTTCGGAATGGGATCGGTCGGACAGGTTATCGCAGCCACGGCCGGTTTCGGAATCGGTAACATGATTAACAAGCAGTTGAATAAGCCGAAGAACCCGTTCCCGGGTTATCAGGTCGTATAGGAGATGCAGATGAACGATAACGAGTTAGCGTATGCAGAAGGATTCGTACAGAAATGTGAG